AAGCCCTCTATCATCTGGTTGGGCTGATTAGCACCATACATGTTCATGGCTTGGCGAAGATAGCCACCACGACCGATCTCTTGAGGTGTGCCAACAGCAATGGCTTGCCAATACTGACCCTTGGTGAACTGGTCAGTGACTGGTTCTGCGAAGTGCCAAGCGAGATAGTACTTCAAGATCTGAACGAAATTCGAAGGAAGCCTATCTTCTGGCGTGCCGAACTGATAATCCGCGTAACATGCTTCATAGTTCGTCAGCACTTTATCCTCGAACACTTCCCATTGGGTAACAGGACGCGCACCGTAGGATGGTGAGTTGAACAAAGCACGAGGGCCGATGATCATGTCGCCGGGCAATTGATACTCATACCGCCATTCAGAGACGGGAGTGTTCAGAGTGCGAGCGAGTTGGACTTTTTTGAAACTGAATGACCACGGATACAGGGTCAGAACAAGAATCTTGATGTCATTGTAGAGGCGATCTGCAATCTGGGCAGAGTCAGAGCCGTCACTAAACGACGAAACTGGAGCGGCCCCCAGCATAAGTAAAGCATCGTTACAGATTGTCAGCTTGGAATCGCCCGATGCCATTGGTCACCTCATAAGGGGAAAGAGTAGGGAGATTTCGCCCCCTACTCCTGTAGCATATTAGTCGGTGTCGGTAGCGGAAACGGTCGTGCCATCCGCAATGTCAACCACACCACCCGAATTGCTGTTCACATATGTGATAACCAGCGAAGGAGTGGTGGTGTCATACACGAAGATGACATCGCCGACATTCACCAAGGTCGATACACTGTTGAAGTAACCAGCAGTGTTAATCGTAGCCTGAGTGTCCGAGGACTTGTAGCTGTACAAAGAAGGCGCATTGCCTGCCTTGTTAGCCGCGATGGTATTCCAACCAGTCGATGAAAACGCCATTGTTCAAATCTCCCTATCAGGATTCGCGGCAGGTGATTTTGACGATACCTTCATCGTCAATGGCAACCGCACCAGCAGAGAACATGCTGTTCACAAGGAACGAAGTCTTTTCTGGAACGTAGTTGATTTCGGTTTTCTGGTTCATACCGATACCAAAGCCGACTGCATCGCGGTGGAAAGCGTAGACGGTGCGGTCGCTCGAACCGTCGATGGGCAGGCCACCTTCAGAACGATCACCGAGGGTCACGAATTTGAAACCGAGGAAGGTATCAATCTCGCCAGAGACCAAAGCGCGGACAGTGTTGAAGTCTGCCGAGGTGGTCTGGGTTTCGCCGAGCAACGATTCCAGCGAAGATGCGTGGATGATAGCAACGCGACCGTCCATAGGCACGTTAGCGGCATCAAGCAACTTCTTGGCGCGGCGCAGTTTTGCCACGTTAAGGTTCGAGTCGGTCGTGCCGATGTCGTTTGAGACAGTCAGCGAGGTCGAAGAAGCCGCCAAAGCGTCCAGAATCAACTGGTCCATACGGCGACCGATTGCGTTCGAAACAACCTGAACCAGTTCGCGGCGTTCGTCAAAGTTGACTTTGGCCTGATGGAAGATGTCGCTGTATTCGGCGGCATTGTAGTCCGACATCGTAGCAGTAACCTGAGAATAGGTCACGTTAAGAGGGGACACATCAGTCTGCGGCACACGAATGGTTGCCGAGCCTTTGCCGATTTTAGGGAACTTTACAGTAGAACCTTCGACGTTGTTGCGTTCGCGGACCAAACCAGCCAAGGCACGAGATGCCTGATAGGCCTGTTTTACTTCCGCGTCGAACAGCGTAACGAAAGCAGATGTGATGCCTTGAGCCATCGTTAATCTCCTTAGTGTTAAGCTATCTGGTTAAACGCCGAGGTTGTCCTAGTGGGCCGCGACTTGAGTTTTAGGTCTCCACCATTAACGCCCGGCTATCTAGGATAGTTATCAGGCAGACAGAATATAATCCCATCTGCCTAATTTTGTCAAATCAACGCGGCGAGTACTGGTCAGTTCCAAATGCTTTTTGGAAAAGAGACTCTACATGTCGGGTAAACGCCATGTCTTTTCCGTATTTTGGATCACCGACCATTGCATAAAGATCATCCTTCGATGGCAATCCTTCAGATGCAACTACACCCGCTGTTGGAATTGTCATTTCGCCAGATGCTTGACGGATCTTGTTCAATGCCGACACGAAATCCGCATTAGTAGATGCACGAGCAATGGCATTGGTTTCCGATTCACTCAGCACTGAGCGAGACAGCTTGCCAAGCCACTGGTTGTTTGCTTTGAGAATGTCATTAGCGCGTGGACCAAGTTTTTTAAGTTCGGCTTCACGATTAACTTTGACATTTTCATAGGCCGCACCAGCTTCATCCATATAGATACGAGCCATTTCCTCAAACGCTTCTTGAGAAATGCCAAGTTCTTTGGATTTGCTTACATACTTTTGAAGCAGTTCATCCGTCTCATCAACGCCAGCAGTTTTAAAAACACCAAGATCATACTTGCCATCTGCTGGTGGTTTGTGCTTCCCCTGCGACATCTTGGCGCGAAGTTCAGCGTAAGACTTTGCTAGCTTTTCGGAATCAACGCCCTTCTTTTCATCCCAGAATTGCTCTGGAATATACTCTGGGCGCACCAAAGCCTCTGTTGGCTTTTCTTCTTCAGCAGTTTTTTGTTCTGCTGGGTCACCTTCTTTGTGAGGAACATGCAGTTCTTCTGCTTTAACTTCCTCTTTTTCAACCGTTAACAGGCTCTGGTTGTCGCTGTCATCAGCGGCCTGAGTTGTCTGTTCTTCTGTCATTTATTCCTCGCTCTTTTAATACGCTCTTCAATGTTGCGGACAATTGAATTCTGTCCTTCACGAGCAAACCCATGCGATGCTTCTTCGCCAGGATACCATGATGGCTGTTCAATTGTACGCGCTCGAAGATCGGCTAATACCTTCCGACCCTCATCAGACCCAAAAACGTGAGCGTATAAAGCGTCTAGGTCCGATTGTTTGTTTGCCTGACCTTCAATTGGCTTGGCAAAATCATTAATAACATCCCAATTCTGCATGTTACATTGCTCCTTGTGGAGGCATACCCTGTTGCGGTGCGGCCTGTTGCGCCTGTTGCGCCTGTACCTGTTGTGCCATCTCTGCCATTTGTTGCATCATCATTGCTCGTTCTTCTGGGGAAGTAAGAAGAGATGCAGGAACGCCCAAACGGTTAGCAATAAAATCAATGACTTGATCCTTTTTAAGGGCCAACTGAGCCTCTGGCCCCATTGTTCCGACAACTTGCATAAACTGCAACACATCGTTGACCTCATCCATGTTTTGCGCCTGAGCAAGTGGCGAAATCGGCACGACCTTAACTTCCTGACCATTAACTTTCAGCGGCATATCAATCAACCCCTGATCGTCCATGATGTACAGAACGCGGTTGATGATCGGGATCATTGCTTCAGTAATCAAGCGACCAAATGCAGAGCCAAGGTTCTGGCTCAACTCTTTCATGCGCTGGACAATCTCTGTTGCCGACCGTGCAGACATATTGTCGGGAGGCAGACTGTCATCCAGCAAGGTTTTTTTGATGTTCATCCGCAAGTCAGGAATAATAATCTGGCTTACGTTAAAGTCTGCCGCACGAGCAAGCGGTTGCAAACTTGGGCCAGTTGGGCCACCGTTACGAGCAACAGGAATGATAGCACCCGGCTGGATGCGAATGGTCTGAGGGTTTAAAACACCATCGTCTGCGGCTGTATATACGCCTGCAATAGCCAAAGATGCGTTTTTCAGCACCAGTTCTAGCACTTTATTCAGCGTCTTGATGTCAGGCATAGCAGAAAGCAGTGGCCCACGACCATAGACTTCCCCAGCAACCTTCATAAACCGAGCAATAATCCACGGGCTGACCTTCATTGTCCGATAAACAATTTCCGCTTTGGTCTTTTCGTGGATGACATGGTAGCAATACATGCCAAGATCCTTGTTATAGACCGTAGCTTCCAGCAATTGCAGTTCGTCTGTAGGTTTGCGCTCAATCTGCGCGGCAAGATCGGCAGGAATCTTGGCATCAACCCATTGGCGGCTA